AGTGGCTTGATTCAGGAATTCGTCCATACCCAATCGCAGCAGACTACAACAATCGATTGCTTTACCAAGAATCATCAGTTGACGATGTATCAGGGTTAACCCCAGTACCTATTAATGCTTATGTCCAGTCTTCCGACTTTGATATTGGCGATGGTCATAACTTTGGTTTCGTGTGGCGCATCTTGCCAGATGTGAACTTTAATGGATCAACAGTGAATAATCCATCTGTGACTATGACTATTAAGCCACGCCAAAACTCAGGCGCACCTTATGGGGCATCTGATAGTCCAAGAGTAACCAGCGCTGATAACTATGGCGAGTCACGGGTGTATAACATTCAGCAGTTTGATGGTCAGGTATATACACGATTGCGTGGTCGCCAGCTAGCTTTCCGCATTGAATCTACTGGATTAGGTACATCATGGCAATTAGGTAGCCCTCGTATTGATATCAGAAATGATGGTCGAAGATAATGGCAATTCTTAAAAATATACCGATTAGATCTACTAAAGCACCCAATATTCCAATTGGGCCGGTAGATTACGATCAGACCTATATTGACCAGCTAACCAATGCGTTAAGATTGTATTTCTCTCAGATAGACAATTTTACCCAAGCAATGGCTATTCCTTTGTCTGGCGAAACTGCCAATAGACCAGTGAGTACAGATTTGCTTCCCGTCGCTGTAGGACAGATATATTTTGATACCGATCTAGGAACATCTGGCTTGCCAATATGGTGGGATGGCACAGACTGGATAAATGCTAGTGGAACGGTCGTTTAAATGATAAACTCTAATAACTTTATACTAAAGAGGCGTGTATGAGCCTACACCAATTAGCTAAGCATGTTCAGTCGCAAGGCAGGGGAAAAGATACCCAGCTTATCCATATGTCCCCTCGTGAAATCAAGGGGTTACAAGCGCTTGCTAAAGCTCATGGTGGATCACTCACAATTAACCCAGAGACTGGTCTTCCAGAAGCTGGCTTTTTAGAGCAAGTATTGCCGATTGTTGCAGCCGCAGCAGCTACATATTTCACCGCAGGTGCCGCCGCTCCAGCCCTTTCAGCCGCTTTAGGTAGCACAATGGCTGGTGGTATCCTTGCTGGTGCTGGTGCTGGTGCATTGATTTCAGGCGGTACAGCCGCAATCCAAGGTGGCGATGTAGGTAAAGCCGCTCTTATGGGTGGTGTTGGTGGCGCTATTGCTGGCGGTGTTGGTGGTATTAGTAGTGGTGGTGAAGGCGCAGTAGTTGAAGGCGCTGGCACTAGCATGACTCCTAGTGCAAATGCAATTTCAGCAGCTCCGGCTACTCCAGCCCCTCCAGTAGATGTTAATCAAGCAACAAACATTCTCAATACTACTGGCACTCAATTAGCTCCTATTAGCCCTACTACTGGCGCACCAATTCCATCGGGAAGTGCAGGCGTTGGCGTTCAGCCTGGAGGCCCAGGTGCTGGTATTGACTTTGGTGCAAAAGGTATGCCAGTTCCACAGGGTTCTGGTATCTCTGCTGGCCCAAGCCCCGCACAATTATCTAATCCATCTGGTATCCAAGGATTAACCAATACTCCAGCCCCTAATGCTGGTGATATTGCAGCAAGACCGCAATTGCCTCCTAAGCCTGAAGGCTGGTGGGCTAATCAATCTCCTTGGGAAAAAGCTGGTTACGCTACGGCTGGCGCTGGAATTATTGCTGGGATGAACCCACAACAAACCATGCCGACTACAGATACAACTGAAGAAGATTATTCTTTACAGCGTATTTCTCCAAACTTTAAAGGTCAAGAGCCTATTCGTCCTAATCCATATTACAGAGCTAAATACCCTGTATATGCAGCTAATGGTGGATTGATGGGTCTGGCTATGGGCGGTGGCCCAGTAGAGCAAATGAGCAACCAGATTACTGGCGGTCAGTTCTATCCACAAGGTCAGCAAGAGCATACAAATTTTGCTACACCAACTCAAATGCCTACAAGCGCTGAAGTAGTAGCATCAGATTATCAGCCAAGAACAAACCCATTTACTGGTACAGAAACCGCAAGAATGGCGACTGGTGGCATTTCATCTCTAGGTGGATACTCAGATGGTGGTCATCTATTAAAAGGCCCAGGAGACGGCGTTTCTGACAGTATCCCAGCCTCTATTGGCGATAAGCAACCAGCTCGGTTAGCTGATGGTGAATTTGTATTACCAGCCCGTATTGTTTCTGAGATCGGCAATGGATCTACAGAAGCTGGCGCTCGTAAGCTTTATGCCATGATGGATCGTATTCAGTCTGGTCGCAAGAAGTCTGTAGGCAAAGGCAAAGTAGCGGTTGACTCCAAGATGGAGAAGGAATTGTTAGCATGAGCGGAGGCACAGTATCTGCAGTTGCCAACCAAAACTCCATGCCAGCATATGGAAGTTTGGCTAAAGGCCCAGCCAGCTATACTCCAGCAAACTCCAATGGTATTTATAAAAGCTCATACAGCGCACCTCAACAGGCTCCACAGCAATCGTTAGGTCAGAATGTACAGGAAATGGGTCTTGATGTGTTGTATCAAAACATGATGCAACAAATGGGGCAGTTCCAGCAACAACAGCCTGCATTACAGCAGATGCCAGCATATAGATCACCAGCGTTAAATTACCGCCCTAACATTCAAGCTGTACAAGCTAACCTGAAAAATGTAGCTCCTAGCGTTCAAGAGCAACAAAGACTACAAGCTATTGAAGATGCAAGAATACGGGCGGAACAAGAAGCATGGGATGCAGCTCATCCACAACCAGCAGATAATGGCTACTGGGGCGGTGGCGGATAATGCTGACAGTTAAGCCAGTATTTACAGAATATGTACACGAGACTTGGCCTCTCGTTGAAGATCTATTTATTAGTGCTAATAAGCATGATGCTGGCGACTATACTATAGACCAGATCAAGTCTTTACTAGCTAGCGGTAGCTGGTTACTATTGGTTGCTGTAGATGAAGAGAGTAAAATACATGGTGCGGCGTCTATACATTTCTATAACATGCCTAACTATCGTGTAGCATTTATTACGGCAATGGCTGGTAAAGCCGTTGTCACTGAAGATGTTTATCAACAGATGTGCAAACTGTTCAAAGAGAATGGCGCTACTAGGGTTCAATGCGCAGCTAGAGAATCAGCAGCACGACTGTATAAACAAGTTGGTATGGAAGAGCGCCACATTATTATGGAAGCAAAACTATGAGTATGTTTAAATCAAAACACTGCGGTTGGACTTGGGAAGGCAAACGCACACCATTCACAGGTGGTGGCGGTGGCGGTGGTCAAGCGCCTCCCACACAGACATATTCACAAACCTCTAACGTTCCTGAATATGCTCGTCCGTATGTAGAGAACATGCTCCAGTCTACACAGGCGCAGATCTATAACGACGATATGACAACTTTCCGTCCATATCAAGCTTATAGTTCTAACCCAGAAGACTATGTTGCTGGCTTTAGCCCGTTACAACAACAAGCTCAGCAGTCTGCATATAACTTACAAACTCCTGGTCAGTTTGGCGTTGGCAGTCAATTAGCTGGTATGTCTGGTATTGGCTCTATGGGTCTAGCTGGTCAGGCATCACAGGCTGGTCAAAACTTTGCACAGCAAGCTACTAATCCATATGCTACCCAAGCATATATGTCTCCTTACATGCAGAATGTAGTTGACTATCAGAAACAAGCCGCCTTGCGTGACTATCAAGCAGCTCAACCAATGCGTCAAGCAAAAGCTACAGCAGCTGGTGCGTTTGGTGGCAGTCGCCAAGCCATTGAGAATGCTGAAGCTCAACGCACATTGAATAGTCAGTTACAAGGTATTGAAGCTACTGGCGCACAAAATGCTTTCCAGAATGCTCAAGCTCAACAACAGTTTGGTGCGAACCTTGGTTTACAAGGATTGCAAACTGGCTTACAAGGCTATGGTCAAGCTGGTCAAGCAGCATCTACATTAGGTAGCTTAGGCAACCAACAGTTAGCAGCTCAGCAAGGTATTATCGGCACTCAATCACAGATGGGTGGTCAACAGCAGGCTTTGGAACAGCAGAAGATCAACCAAGCAATTCAAGATTACGCTACAGCTCAGCAGTATCCAATGATGCAGTTAGGTATGATGAATGCTATGTTGCGTGGCTTGCCGTTGCAACAATCTACTACTCAGCAATATCAAGCCGCTCCAAGCGCCGTATCTCAGTTGTCTGGTCTTGGTTTGACTGGTGCAGCAATGTACGGTATGGCTAAGAAAAAGGGCGGTAAAATTAGCGAAAAAGAAGGTAGCGATCTTGCAGACCTACGCTTACATAAATTATTGGGTTAAGTATGAACATTAATCATTTGGCTGAACAACTTAAAGATGTTCCACAAAATCGTCTAGTAGGCTACGCACAGAATCCTAATAGCGTAGTCCCACAATTCTTAGCATTAGCTGAGATCCAGCGTCGCAAGACTTTAGAGGCAGGCGCACAGCAAAAGCCTCAGTCAACCGTTGCTGAAGATGTGTTGGCATCTGCACAGCCAATGATGCAAGCTCCACAGCAAGAGGAAGGCGTTGCTCAATTACCTACTGGCAGTCTGTATCAGAATGATGAGACATTCAGCGCCGCTAATGGCGGTATTGTTGCGTTTGCTGGTGGTGGTATCTATGATACCGAAGCAGCAGAAGGACAGGAATCTGAAGCAGAAGAGATGGCTCGTTTGTACCCTGAAGCTTCATTCATGGATCGCATTAAGTCTGGGTTATCCAATTCATACATCGGTCAAAAAGCAGCTCGTGCTATGGAAAAAGAGCGTCCTACTCAGTTAGAAGCTAAGACTGGTGGCGGTCATAAGTATGAGAGCGCAGTATTGGAAGAAGCTAAGCGCCAAGGTGTTGATCCTAAATTAGCGTTACATGTACTCTATAAAGAAACTGGTAATCTTGCTAACCCTGAGTCAGCTAAATCTAGGTCTGGTGCGTTAGGTGTTATGCAGTTGATGCCTAAGACAGCACACGGTCTAGGTGTAAACCCTAATGTTCCAGAAGAAAACATTGCTGGTGGTATTCGTTACCTCAAGCAGATGTCTGATAAATACCAAGATCCACGCCTAGCCGCCGCCGCATACAATGCAGGCCCAGGTCGTTTGGATAAAGCATTGAAATCTAAAGGTGGTATTGAGAATCTTCCTAACGAAACACGCAAGTACATTGTAGGTTTAGCTGAAGGCGGTATTGCTCATTATGCAGATGGTGATCTTGTTGAAGCAAGAAAGCGTCGTGAAGATGCGTTGAATGCATTAACTAAAAACATGCCAGACATGCCAGAAGATTATACTGGTAGTCTAACTGATTACTTGTCTGATCCAAAACGTGCATCAGCATACGAGAAGAATCAAAAGGAACGTGAGATTGCAAGAAAAGCAATTATCTATAACAATCCTTTGCCTGCAGTAAATCGTGATATCTTGAATCCTTCAGCATCAATGAAGAGAGATGCCACTAAGCCGTCTCAATCTGAGTGGGATGA